GGCTGAAATTCAGGATCAAGCAAGGCGGCATCCCGTTCGCCTTGGGCGATCAATTCGGTTTCGCGGTCGCCGGCGGAACCTTCAAATGGCGGCGAGACGGCGGGGCCTGGAGTGCTGCCGCCACCATCGGAACCGCTCCCGCCGTGCTGGCCGATGGGCTGTCGCTGGCATTCCAGCCCGGCCCGGCTCCCGCGTTCGTCGCGAGTGATGCGTGGGCCTTCGACGTGAAACAGCCGCACGCGCCCAAGCTCGCGCGGTACCCGGATCGCGGAGCGTGGCGCTGGGAAGGCGCTGGGGCTACATGGGAAGCGCGCTTTCCGGCGGATACGCCAATATCAGCGGTGGCGATCTGGCACGACTGTCCGCCCGGCGCAACCTTCGCGCTGGCTGGATTCGATGCGGCCGATGTCCAGCTCTGGACCAAGCCGGTTCCTTATCGGCCGGGGCTGGCCGTGGCGATTTTCGAGGGCGCTGACGCCGTGGCGAACAGCCGCAAGTTGCGGTTGTCGGTAGCCAACGCAGAGGGCGGCTCCGTGCGCTGGGTGTGGTGCGGCGCGCCGTGGAGCCCGCAATGGCCGCTGGCCACCGTCACGCTGCGCGAAAATTGGTTCGTGCGTCGAGGGCCGCAGGCGGCGCGGTTGATCGGTCGCGGCGGCGGCGGCGAGATCGCCTGGAGCGTCGAGGGCGACGGCTGGCTGAACGGTCAAGATTGGGCGGATTTGCTGGCGCTGCTGGAGTACTTGAAGGGCCAGAACGACGAGCCGTTCGTGTTCGTCCCCAATCTCGAAGCGCCCGGCGAAGCGCGGCTGGCGCGGATCGGCACGGACGAAATCGACCTCAGCGATGTCGACGATTTTCAGTGCGCCCGAAGGCTGCTGAGCGTGCGGGTGCCGCTGTCGGCGGTGCCGCTCCAATGATCAAAGGGCCATCGCTCACCATCGAGACCGATCCGCCATTGCGCCTGCTCTCGCTCGGCGACAGCGCGCCGGGCTTGGCTTTTGCGCTGATCGGCGGCGTCGGCCCGATCCGGCGGCCGGCCGACGGTTCCGAGGCGGGGAACGTCAGCCTCGATCTGGATAACGGCGACGGCTTGGCGACGCGGCTGTTTTGGATCCCACCGCTGCGCGCCCGGTGCGTGCTGTACGGGCCGGATGGCGAGGAATGGTTTCGCGGGACGCTGGCCGGCGTGTCGCTCGGCGAGTCGGCTTCGCTCTCGCTGGAAGCCTGATCATGCCGCTCCCGCTTTCCGATCCAGTCCCGCTGCGCTCGACCGCCGTTTGGCCGAAATTCGCCAAGCCCGAGCCCTTAAACGTGGTTTACGGGCGCTGTACGGTACCGCTAATCCAGGCGGATCAAAGCCGGAAATTCTGGCTGATCGCCGATCACGCCATCGGCGGCGTCGACGCCGTGCATCGCGACGGCAAGCCCGAACGCGCGTTCGCCGTCCACAACACCACCGACGCCACCGGCCATCCGGTCGCGCTGCTGGAACTGGCCGCGCCCCTGGCCGCCAACGCCGCGCTGGCGGCAACCGTTCGGGGGAAACTCCATCCGGTCGACGGCCGGTCGATCGACAATCCGGCCGACGTGCTCGCCGACGTGTTGCGGATGGCGGGTTATCCGCTCGAAGAGGGCGACATCGCGGAGTTTCGGACCGAGTGCGCCGGCCTGCGCATCGCCGGGATGCTCTCCGCCGATCTCACCTTGCGCGCCCAGATCGCCGAGATCGCCGAATCGGTGGGGATGCTGTGGTCGCCGTCCATGCCCGGCATCGCCCGGCGCTGGCCGCCAGACGCGGGGACCGCCCACGAGCCGCTGCACGCTCGCTTCGAGGAGCGCGCGCTCGGCGAGGTCGACGCACAATGCCGCCACGACACCTTATATACCGCGCTCAAAATCGAGTACGACTGGGATTGGTCCAAAAACAGCGCCCGGCGCTCGGTCGCGCTGCGGGCGGATAGCGCCGACCTTTACGGCGAGCGAGAAACCGCGCTGCGGGCGAAATGGTTGACCGACACCGCCCAGGCGGTGGCGCGCGCGACCGCCTGGCTCGAAGCTTACGCCCGACCGCGCTGGACCCTCTCCATGACCGCCGATCTGGAACCTCGCGTGCCGCCGGGAGGCCGGTTTGCGGTCATTCACTCGCTGTTGCCGGCCGAGGGACCGCTGCGCGCGCTCGATGCGGAATGGGATTTTAAGGGACAAACGCAGCGCCTGACCGCCGAGTGTTCCGTCGGGCCGGTTCCAAAAATCGCGGTCGCCGGCGCGGGCGGGCTATTTGAGGAGCCGGCGAGCGGCCTGCGGGTGACCTACGCCAACGGCGTCGCGACGCTGGAAATCAGCGATCCGAACGACGCGCCGATCCGCGACGCCGTGGTGACGTTCGACGCCCAGAAAGGTCGGACCGACCGGACCGGCACGGTGCGTTTTAAAACCGCGCGCGGTTCGCATCAAGTGACCGTCGCTGCCGCCGGCTTCGCGCCGATGACGATGGAAATGACCCTATGAGACGCTACGGCCAGACGATGCCGGGGTTAACGGTCCCCGGCCAGGATGCCGGGTTGAAACTGACCTTGCAGCCTTTGGTTGAGGCGCAGGGAGGCGCGGGCCCGTGCGTCCCTCAGCCGACTGGCCTTGCGTGGTTTTCGGATGCGACCGCCGAGTTTTCCGAGCTAGCGGAGGCGGCGTATCTGCTCCCCGCCGAGCCGGTAGGGCCGGTGCTGGCCGTGGCCCGCGTCCTCGGCGAAACCTGCGGCAATGTGGCGTGGTCGTCGGAATGGACGCCGCAGTCCGGCACCGGCGGCGCGCCGGAAACAGCGGGTGTCGGGGCGGATTTGCTGGTTTATCCGGCCACCGGCGGCGGGCCTGGCGTATTATCCGTCACCGCCGAATGCGGCGGGCAAACGCTGGGGCCGATCCTGCTGACCTTGCTGCCGGCACCGGGCGGTGGATCGTGTTGCCCGGCGCCGGTGGTCGGCTCGATGCAGTCGGTCCAGTTTCCCGAGCGGCTGGTTTATCTTTTCCCCATCGGCGGAAGCAACTTGCATGCGGAAACCGAATCTGGCGGGATTCACACGGATTGGAGCGTGGATTTCACGGGAGACGACCCCGGCGCGATGGATTTGATCGGATCGGCGCTGGCGGGGGTGCTGACGATGCAGGATGTCGGCGACGGCACCTTTCAAACCACAATAACAGTTACCGCCGCGCTGGCGTGGGACTGCGCGGACGGCCCGCATACCGCGAACCTGCAATGGCAACTGATCTTCAGTTACCACTGATGAACCGCGAACAGGCCCGCCAGGCCGGGCGTAAGCTGCTCGGGGATCGGATCGACGCGGCGCTGCAAGCCTCCGGCGTCGCCCGAGCCGTCCGACAGATCGAGCGTCTGACCGGCCGGGATTGCGGCTGCGCCCGAAGGACGGCGGCCCTCAACCGGTGGGATGCGGGCCGACGATCTTGACCCCGTTTGGGCTTGGGCGTAAGCTGGAGTCTCCTAAAAGCTCAAAGTCGAACCCGCCCGGTCAGCGCGGTTTTTGCATTTTTGCGCCACCCATTCTATGGGGATGGTGTCGGCAAGCCGTAAGGCCCCGGCGGACTTTGAGCCGTAGGAGCGCCATCCTCACCCGCTTAGCGTGAGGATTCCTAAACTCAAAGGAATCCGTCCTATGACGACCGAAATTATCCTGCGTTCTTTCCCGTATAACGGTCATTCAATCCCTGTTTCCTTTAATGAAAAAGCTTTCTTTAACGCCACCGCTGCCGCCAAGACATTCGATAAAAGGCCAAATGATTGGCTAAAGACGCAAGATACTCAAGAATACATAACGGCAATTACAAAGATTTTCGTAATTCAACAAGATCAATTGGTTATCGTCCAGCAAGGTGCTCCCGAGGCGGGCGGTGGCACTTGGCTACACCCTAAACTTGCGGTGGCCTTCGCGCGCTGGCTAAATCCGGAGTTTGGTGTGTGGTGCGACATGCAGGTGGAGGAGATCTTGCGGGGCCGGCCGCACGCCGCCGCGCCCGAGCCGCGTTTCTGGCAAAAGAATCCCGACTACTACGATTTCGACCAAAAGCTGGGCGACAGCCAAAAAATCGTGATCGAATTCAAGACATTTTCCAGGCTCTGCCGCGAGAAGGACCAACATCAGAGGCTTTACGAAGCCGCGCTCGACCGGCTGGTCGTCTTGCAAAACAAGCACATCGCCTTGTTGAAAAAGCTTGCGAAACGGGGGATCAAGCCATGATCGGCGAGATCCTGTATGAACTGGACGAGCTGCAATCCTGCTTCGAGGCCGTCGAAGACCTGCTCTGCCCCGAACCCGAGCTGCAAGCCCAACAGATGGACCATATCAGCACGTTGCTGAGCCATCTCAACCGCGAACGCGAACTATTGACGAATCGGTTGCGCGCCGAGATCGGCAAAAAAGCGGAGCTGAAAGTGGTTTCTTGAGGACCGGTCCTCGGATGAGTTCATGGACGAACGAAGACCCCGCCGGTCGTAGAAGGGATTGCGTAGGGGGCCGGTTTCGCGGCGCTGCGCGTGGCGCGCTTGCGAAACCGCCCGGAGCAGCCCGTCCGGCGGCTGTTTACACGCTGGTCGCGCCGTCCGTTCGCGCTTCTTTTTTTGAAATCTGCTATAATTTCCATGTGGCTAGTTCGATTTCCTACAAACTCCGTTTTTACCCCAACGCCGCTCAGCGCCAGCAATTGGCCGTCGATTTTGGCGTGGCCCGCTGGGCGTGGAATACCGCGCTGGACGCGCGAAGCTTCTGCTATCGGGCGTTGGGCCGCTCCGTGTCGGGCGCAGATTGCAGCCGCGCCATCACCGAACTGAAAGCCGATCCGGCTTACGCTTGGCTCAAAGACGCCAACAGCACAGCCATCACCCAAGCCTTGCGGGATCAAGACCGGGCCTTTGCCAATTTCTACGCCAAACGGGCGGGTTTCCCGAAGTTCAAGAGCAAACGCGGCCCGCAGTCGGCGCGCTACCAGTTGGACCAGCGGCACATCGGCCGGACGTTCGACGCGGAAACGCATCTGTTGAAACTGCCCAAGCTGGGCGCGCTCAAGCTGCGCTGGTCGCGCAAAGTCGGCGGCACCCCGAAGATGGTCACGGTCAGCCGCGACGCCTGCGGGCGCTATTTCGCGGCTTTCGGTTGCGAGGCCCTGATCGAACCCTTGCCGATGACAACCAAATCGGTCGGGGTCGATCTGGGCCTCGCTTCTGTCGTCACCCTGTCGGACGGGTTCAAGTCCGGCGCTCCCCGGTATATCCGCCGTTACGCCCGACGGCTGCGCAAGGCCCAACGGGCGTTGTCCCGTCGCGTGAAGGGTAGCCACCGCTGGCAGCGGATGCGGCAACGAGTGGCCCGGATTCAAGCCCGGATCGCCGATTGCCGCCGGGACTTCGTGCATAAACTCAGCTTCCGCGTGGTGCGCGACCACGGACTGATTGCGCGGGAAGACCTGAACGTGAAAGGGCTGATGCGCGCCTTGCGCCTGAGCAAATCCGCCGCCGACGCCAGCTTGGGCGAACTGGTGCGCCAGATCGACTACAAAGCCCAATGGCACGGGCGCGACGTGATCAAGATCGGCCGCTTTGCCCGCTCGACCGGGGTTTGCCCGGAATGCGGGGCCGTCGGCCAGAGGTTGCCGTTGAATGTCCGGCGCTGGCGCTGCGAATGCGGAGCCGAGCATGACCGGGATATTGCGGCGGCCCAAGTGATTTTGCTGACGGCGGTGGGTTGCACCGTCGAAGCGCGTGGAGCGGTACATCAACCAACGGCCGTGGCCTAGCCACCGCCAAAGGGCCGCGATGAAGCGCGAACGGGCTGGACTGAATGAGCGAGGTTGGAACNNGATTTCAACATCCCTTTACGCGCCTCCCAAAGAGGCGCTTTTTTTGTGTCAATTTGAAGCCTACGAAAACCCATTGCTTGATGTGTGTGCGCTAATTATCAATCTATCTGTCCGTTCTGCACATCAATCCATTTGACTTTTGATTAGTAAGTCATGTGTCGTTCTACAGCCTCGCCTTCTCGCGCAACCGAAACGAAATCTGCGAATTCGGGCAC